TGAAGATGAAGATGAAGATGAAGATTATGATGAAGATGAAGATGAAGATTATGATGAAGATGAAGATGAAGATTACGAAACTGAAACAACTGAAGAGGATTCTGATGATGAAGAAGATGAAGATGATGAACAAGAAAAAGATAAGAATGAAAAAACGGAAAAGGAAAATATTGAAGATATACTTGAAGCATTAAAGTATTGGAATAACAAACTTGAATCACTTGATAAAGAGTTAAAAGATATGAAAGAAAGTTCTATTAAAGATGGTCTTAAAACAGAACGTAAAAATATTAAAAGTGAAATTAAAAATTTGAAAAAAAAAGAAGAAAAAATATTTAAGAAAACAAAGCAAAAGAATATTAAAGAATTTAGAAAAGAAATTAACAATCGTAATTCTACTACTGATGTAATGTATTTCAATAAATTAAATTGTGAAGAACAAAATAAAATTTTACACAAAATCAAAGAAGTAAATAAAGAAGTAAGAGTTGATAAACCTTATAGAATCACTCTTATGGAATCAGATATTCCAGCACATTTTAAAGCGTGTGCTTTGAAAAAAATAAATATGTTGCGTCAAATGGAACCAGGAGCAGGTGAATATTACAAGGTTAAAAATTGGATAGATACTTTTATGAAAATTCCATTTGGAGTTTACAAACAATTTGATATTACTTATGAAGATGGTGTAGATAAATGTAGTGATTTTTTGGAAAGTTCAAAGAAAATATTGGATGATGTTGTTTATGGTCTTGATGATGCTAAAATGCAAATTATGCAAATGATTGGTCAGCTAATTACAAATCCAAAGGCAGTTGGAACTGCTGTTGCTATTCATGGTCCAATGGGAACTGGTAAAACCACACTTGTTAAAGAAGGTATTAGTAAAATTCTTGGTCGCGAGTTTGCTTTCATAGCACTTGGTGGTGCTACCGATAGTAGTTTTTTGGAAGGTCATTCATATACATATGAAGGTAGTATGTGGGGACATATTGTAGATATTCTTATCAAATGTCAAACAATGAATCCTGTGATATATTTTGATGAACTTGATAAAGTTTCTGATACACCAAAAGGTGAAGAAATTATTGGTATTTTGACACACTTGACCGATACTTCTCAAAATAATGAATTTCACGATAAATTCTTCAGTGAAATTAATTTTGATTTGAGTAAATGCTTATTCATATTCAGTTATAATGATGAAAGCAAAATTAACCCTATTCTTAGAGATCGTATGTATAGAATTAAAACAAAGGGTTATGAAAAGAAAGATAAACGTGTCATTTCAACACAGCATTTATTTCCTAAAGTATGTGAACAAGTTAAATTCAATGAAGGTGATATTATTATTAGTGATGATATTATTGACCATATTGTAGAAAATTATACAAATGGTGAACAAGGAATTAGAACACTAAAACGCTGCATTGAAACTATTTATACAAAACTTAACTTATGTAGACTATTGAAACCAGGAACTAAGTTATTTGAAAATGAAACTATTATGGATGTTCAATTCCCTTTTACAATTACAAAAGATATTGTTGATAAACTAATTAAAACTGAGCATAAAGCGAATTTGGCACTTAAAATGATGTATTGTTAAATTAAAAATGTAAAAATGTAAAAATATTATTAATATTATATAAATTATTATTTTTTATTTCAAATGTCGGTGTAATTTGATATCTTACAAATTACTTATAAAATTTGCAAAATCTAATACTCCATTTATTATTTTTACAATATAACTATTTCCATAGTAAAATGTTTTACTATTATTTGAATTTCCAACCCAATTAACATGACCAATATTATCTATTGGTTTTAATGTATAATTATCATTTAATATATAACTATTTATTGCCTCTACATTTTCATCAATGTAATATTCTTCAATATTAGAAAACTGACCCCACATATTGTTTGAATTATTCATTTTTAAGATAATATTTACTTAGAATTTATAATTTAAAAAATTTTTAATTATAAAATCAATTTTTTTATTTTTCTTCTTCATTTATTTCAATATTCTGTTTTTTTTTATCAGTAAATTTATTTTCTAAATTACTCATTTTCTGAAGAAGTATTTTAATTATATTTTCTTGTTCATTCACTTTTTCTTTCAATTCAATAATATCTTTTTTAAAATCAATATTTTCATCAATATAATTGCGATGTTTTTTTAAATCTTCTAATTTATTTTCAACATTTAATGGTTTGTCATCATTATTATCAGCAAAATTTATATCAGGTGGTGTAGGTTTATTTAATAACATATCAAAATCTTTTTGCTTTTCTTTTAAACGTTCTTCAAAACTATGATTAGAATTATTTATTGTAAAATCATTTACTGGATTTTTATTGCTGTTATTGATATTATTTATATTATTGATATTATTGGTTGGTAATAAATTATTTTTATAATTTTGTAAAATATTTATCATTTGTTCAATTATTATTTTATTACAATGTAATAAAACATTTGTGTTTGTCATATCATAATTGTTTGAATTAAACTGAATAATATTATTTTCAACTATTTTCTCAAATTTATCCTTTATTTCTTCAACTTTATTATTATCAATATTATTAAAAGCACCATTCTCATGTAAAATTTTCCATAAATATCCTTTATTTTCTTGTGTATTTATAATATTATTATTCATTCTTAGTAATTATATTATATGTTTAAATTGTTTTACAACTATAGATTCGTATTGTAAAAAATATTTCTTAATTTTTTCATTTCATTATCTGGTATTCTTTCACTCATAAAATCACCCCAATTCTTTTCCTTTGTTATTAATTGAGTTAAAAAATAAATACAATAAATTCCACACTCGGTATTCTGTTTTTGGTGTTCCATTTTATTATTGTACTCGAAGTCAAATTTAAAGTTAAAATTATTTAAACTATCATTATTTAAACTATCAACTAATTCAAATATTTGCTTTGGTATTTCTTTTTTATATACTTTATTACTATCGAAATAATATATTTTTTTTTCATCTAATGATATAAAAACTGCAACCCAGTGACTTCCTGGTTCATTATGTTTATCTAAATTAAATATTATTCCTATATTTTTTATTCCATTTAACATTTTTTCTTCTAAGTTAAAGTTACATAATTCAGGCCATACGCAAGAATTATTTATATTTGTGTTATAATCTATTGGTGATGGCCCAATAAATTCAAAATCATCATAGGCATCTTCATATTGTTTCATTACTTTTTGAATATCAGTTGTTGATAACCATTCATATGGTTTCTTTTTCCACGATTTCGGTTTTTCTGGAACAAAAGAAGTTAATAATTGTCTTCCTAGTTCGGATTTAACAAAATTTTGTCTTAACCAGCAAGATTCTTTTTTACAAACATTATGTAATTTATCTTTTAAACTCAACCATATTTCTTTTGGCTCATCAAATGTTATAACATCATCGTTATGTCTTACATTCCAAGATTCTTTTAAATTTTTCAAATCTCTACTATTAAAACAAGAATATTTTTTTTCTCCTTTTGTTGGTGAACATATTAGGTTATCTGGTTTAAAATTTATTTTATTTGGCATTTTAATTTATATATATATATATATTTATAATCATAAAAAATATGTTTTAAATCGGTATAAAGTAAAGATAATTAATATTATATATATTAAATGCTGATGAATAAAATTATTTTAGATTACGTTTGGATTGGAGGTAATAATGAACTCCGAAGTAAAATTAGAGTTTTTCAATTAGATAAAAGTATAGAAACTATTGATAAGAAAATATTACTTTCCAAATTAGAATGGAATTATGATGGAAGTTCAACCAAACAAGCAGAGGGTAATGATTCTGAAATTACTTTGAAAGCAGTAAATATGTATCCTGAACCGATAGAAACGGAAAAAAGATATATTATTATTTGTGATACTTATAAATCAAATGGTGAACCTGCTAAAAATAATAACAGAAAATTAGCTCTAGAATTATTTAATACAAAATTAGAAGAGAAACCTTGGTTTGGTATGGAACAAGAATATTTTATGATGAAAAATAACCAACCTCTTGGTTATAAAAATTCACAAAAACAAGGTCAATACTATTGTAGTGTTGGTGCTGAAAATGCTTTTGGTAGAGAAATTGCGGAAAAACATTTAAAAACTTGTCTTCTTTATGGAATTAATATTTCTGGTATTAATGCTGAAGTTGCACCGGGACAATGGGAGTTTCAAATTGGACCTTGTGAAGGTATAAATGCTGGTGATGAAATGATTTTAGCAAGATATTTATTAATTCAAATTGCTGAAAAAGAAAATATTTCAATTGATTTTGAACCAAAACCATTGAAAGGTGATTGGAATGGTTCAGGTTGTCATACAAACTATAGCACTAAAAATATGAGAGAAGGTTATGGTAATATGAGTGGTTTAGATTATATTAATAATGCTGTTGAAAAACTTGCTAATAAACATAATGAACATATGCTAGTTTATGGAACTGGAAATGAACAAAGAATGACAGGTAAACACGAAACTGCTTCATATGATATTTTTACATTTGGAGTTGGAAATCGTGGTGCTTCTGTTAGAATTGGAAATAAAACTTTTGCAGATAAAATAGGATATTTTGAGGATAGACGCCCTAGTTCAAATTGTGACCCTTACCTTGTTACATCTAAAATTTTTCAAACAACCTGTTTAAATTAATTTAATTTTTTTTTTTACTATCTAATACATTAATTTTTTTTTGTAATGTATTATTTTCTTTTTTTAATTTTTCTATTATTTCTTCATAATTTTCAAATTTTTCTTGTATCACATTATTTTCTATTATGGCATCATGAAAATTTTTATATTCTTTTAATTCATCTTTAATATTGTTAATTTCATTAGTTAAATTAATTATTATTTTCTTATAATCTTGTAAATTTACATTATTTTTTGGTAAGCAAATCATATTGGAAAACATAATATTATTTGTATTAAAATATAATTCTATCTAAAAAAATAAAAAATAACGAAACAAATTATTATTATTTTATAGTATTTTTTTTGAAAATCAAAAAGTTAAAAAAACAGGGTACAAAAGCCAGCACCAAAAACAAAAAAGGACAAGAATAAATGTCCAAAACGCCTTTTTTGATTAGATTTTATAAGCTCAAAAAAAACCGATTTTCAGTTTAGATGTTAAT